ATAATAATTTCTTAACGTTGTATCTTTCAAAATATCAATAACTTGATTGTAAATCACACCCTCAATGTCAGTTCTTGACAAATAGCTAAATCTAAAACTGTCTGAATATTCTTCTTTATACACAGCACCGTCATCGCCAAACAAGTTAGTGCTAGAATATTTTCCTGTAGGATCAACAAGATCAAAATAGCGGCTAATGCCACTGCTTGTTCTGTTGACAGCTTTAATTTTTACAACTTCTTGACTTACACTTAGGGGACTAATATTGTAGTCCTCTCCAGTAATCATTCTATTTTGTGTGTAATATGTTGCTGGGGCATTTTGTTTAATGCTTGTATTGCTTTCTGTTGCTGAACTGTTTGATACAGAAGTTTGCAATGCCATTGTGATTGTTAAAACTTCTGCTTGGCCAACATTAGACAAGTAAGGAATATCAATACTTACATTTCTAACGTCTTTGGGATTAATTGTATATGATAACGCATTGCTTACTCTATAGTAAGTTCTAAATGTTCCCAAAGGCAATGTACCAAATGTGCCGTCACTAAACGTTAAACTAACACGATCATTGGTACGTGTCACAACACCGTAGATATTTTTAATGTTCTTTTTAAGGCTATTGTAAATTATATTGTTGCCTTCAAAACTTGGAACTTTTGCCCATAGTTCACTTTCAACGCCAGTAGAGCCCAATCTATAAAGCCATACGTCATCATTGTTAATGTTATTTGCATCAATGTCAATAATCTCATTTGTGCTGGGCTGTGTAATTGTAAACGTACCAGTGTTTAAATTGCCTTGTTTAAAATGAAGAAAAAATCCGCTTGTTGGGCTTGCGGCACCGCGGCCGTCATCTCTATATAAAAATGATAAATTTTTACCTGCTTGAGGTGCGTCTTCAACTATTGTGCTTGACTCTTCAATGACTGTGCTGACTATTTCAAAATTCATGTTTCTGCCGTCAACAGTTTTTGTAAATCCGTAAACAGGAACGCCTGAATTGTAAGTTTGAAATCTGTATTGTTCAGTTGGTATTCCGTAGACCGATGCTTTGTCGTCAGGGCTACCAAATTGTCTAGATGCTGGGACGGAAGCATTGATTACTTTAATAAACTGATCATACCAATTAGTATTAGCAGGATCGTTCCAAACAACCACTTGACCAGCTAGATTTCTTCCGTTGCTGTCAATAACAGTTTGTGTTGTTGAAACGCTTTGAAACTTTAATAACCCGTTAGCTGATTTATTACGTTTGGCATTGTAACTTAGTAAACGTGCCAAACGTAATACACTTTCACGACGCTCTGCTAGCTCTAAAAAGTTTTCACGGGCATTTAAATCAACACGGAAAGCTATGCTTTGGCCCAAGAAAGCAATCATGTCTATTAGGGCAAGGTATTCGCTTGATTCAATATAATCGTTATAATCTTCTGGGTAATTTTCACGCAAATAACTAATCATTACCCTGCGTAAATTCTCAAAGTCGTAGCTTTGGAAATCAGCGTTGCGGAAACTTTGGTATACACGTTTCCAATCTTCTGCTACTAGTAATCTATTTTGTCTATCAGTTGAGGACATATCCGCTTCCTATATCATGTATATTTAGCGGATTTTATAATGTGCGTGTTTAATTAACCAATCCCGCGGCTTGGTCAAATCTAAATCTTAAACTTTCAGAAATGTTGTACGGCATGTACGTTAGCGTACATTCTATTTGAATTCCACTGTCATATGTTGTAAGAATAATTTCATCAGCACGTACCCTAGGATCATAGTTAATGATATCTTCAACATTTTTTGTGATTGCACTTTTAAGTTCTTCCGTCAAAGGTTCAAACAACAAGTCCCAAATGATAGTTCCAAATTCAGGATTTTGTAAGCGTTCGCCTTGTCTAACATGAAAGTGATTTAAAATATCTTGCTTAATCAAAGCTAGATCATATAGTGTATAGCTTTCGCTGTCTGCACTAATTGTACTAAACCCTCTATAAGTTCTTGGTAAAGGTGCTGAACTTTTAGGAGTTTTGCCTTTAATTGAAATCTTATCGTATAATCGTTGACTTAATGCCATCTAATATTTACTCCTCTGAACCCTTAATTTTAGCAAAGGTGTCTGTTGTTGTACTGTATTCGTTCCATCCAGTCGGCACTTCAATGTCACTGCCTGTTTCTCTATCAGTCATTTCAGGTTTAAAACTTAATGGATTTAAATTCTCATGATGCGGCCACGGTTCGTGACTTGGTATACGCAACATTATACTGTCAATTATTTCCTCTGTATTATCTGGATTAGCAAACGTAGTTAATGCTTCTACAACTTCTGCTTCTGCGGCTTCTGGACCATTCATATGTACTTGCGCCGCAGTTTCTAAATGGTTTCCTCCTGACTTAATATTGGTACTGCCTTCGGCTGTAAATTTATTGTCGCCGGCTGTGTTCATATTAATATCGCCAGTGGTTGTTATGCTGCCATTTTCACCTATTATTAAATTAAAATTTGTGCCCACTTCTGTTTGATATCTTTCAGCAGATTTAATATTGATGTTTCTGCCAGCTTCAAAGTTGATGTCCCTATCTGCATAGAAATTCATATCTTGTTTAGTATGCACACTAATACTGTCTTCAGCGTAGATGTCAATTTTGCCATCACTGCTTAATTCTATCCAGCTTGTTCCGCGGGCATTGCCAATATAAATTAAATCTTCACTATTGTGAAATAAGATTTGATGCCCTGTACGTGTACGTATTCTTACAAGTTCATTGTGAGGTATTGTTACATCACCATCAGTTTCGTCTTGCTCAACACTGGCATATTCTGGCGGGCCTTCACTTGCTGTGGTTTTACGCAGATATTTGTCGTCACCATCATCCATTACAAATGTAGTGCCACTTAATCTACTTACAAATGCTCCAGATATTTGATATTCTGCTTTACCAACTTTGCCTTTTTTAGCACCTTCTTGTTTGTCAATTGGTCCAGGTGTGCTAATACCAAACACGCTACTTGGTGTTTCTCTTCTAGCACTACTAGTTGTTATGCCTCGAATATCATCTTTTAAAAGACCTTGTTCACTTAATATTGCTGTAAAGGGATGTTGTGGTTTTTTATTTTTTGTACTATCTGAATTACCTGCATCAACAACACGTTTATTATATTCTGCAACAGGAACACGTTCTTCATCACCTTCAATATTAAAAGATGTGGCTGCTAGGCCAGGTGTCATGAAGTTTACGTTTTCATCTTGTACACAGCCCATCCAATAACCGTATCTAGGATCGCCGTCAATAAAAAATACAACCACAGTGCTACCAACATCGGGTGGAACTGCCCACCATCCATAACTTTTTTGTGTATTGTTATATCTTGACGATTCGTCTGTTTCATCGTCTGTCACATAGTCAATAGACGTTGATCCAGCAAATGGACTCATATATTTTACAACATGCAACTGCCCTTCTTTACCAGGATCATTACCAACTTCGTGCAAGAGCTGAACCTCTAATGCACCCATGTAATTTGGATCCAAGTGGCTCACAACTTTTGCAAGGAAAGGGCCAGGGCTACCGCTACCTGATCCCGTTGCTACTCTGGTTTCTTCTGCCATTATTCAGCACCGTTTGGTGTGTTAGGATTAAAGTCGTTTGCTACGTTAGACACTAGTGTCGTACCAGCTGATCCATCATCCTTCACATCTTGACCTACCATTCTAGTTAACGACAACACTTGTGTAAATTGTCCTTTGCTAAAACTATTTTCAACTTTTGTTACCATATATAATCCACTAAATTGTGGAACAGTTCCACCATTTGGAAAATCATATCTTCCAGTACTACGACTAATATCTATTGGATTTCTAAATTTAACATTAATATACACAGCGCCATCTTGATTATTAATTGCGCCGTCTGCGTTAATACCTTTTAAGTTTGTTGCTTGCGCTGAATAATTACCAACACCACTATCACCAATAAAAAACGGATCTCCTAATATGGTCATATCCAATTGTACCATATCACTACCCAAAGTTATAGCATCATGAAACTGCCTTGCTGCCATAGTGGCTGCATCATCAGGAAGACCACCTTTACCACCGGTACCTGATTTAATGTTATCTGATTCAGTTTGCGTTGGTACTTGATTCAATCCAACTCCAGCATTTTCTGAACTTAAAGACCCATTGGCGGCTCTAGTTACTCCACCTTCTGTACTACCTTTATCATTATTGACTTTAGGAGCATCTGCGGCAACACCGCCTGTTTCAGCAATACGCTGTGCGCCTTGATTATTTTTTCCGCCATCGGCCGTCAGTGCTGTATAAAAAGCCGCATTAAATTCAATGTTAAAATTTATAATATCTAAATTTTTACTTGTATACAAATAATTGTATTCTTTAATTGCATCAAGTTTTAGTTTTTCTACACCTTTAGCTGGCTTATTTGGTGCCATAAATTTACTATGGTGTACTCTATGTGGTATCACTCTGTACACTACCAAGTTAGGCTTACGGCCTGTTTTGGCAAGATTAGCATCAGAGTCTAACATATAAACTTGAGTGTCAATCTTCCACCAGCTAATAAATCCATCTTCACTAATTTTATCTGGATCCAATGCTTGTCTACCGTAATCGCTAGCAAGGATTACTTGATTAATTACGTTAGGTATGTCAGTGCCTTGTGCAAAACGTGCTTCACTAGATGTTTTACTTACAGTTACGTTACCACGTTTGTATGTGCCACTTTTTTCATCATACACGGCATTATCTTTTCCAAACCCAGCATCACCTTTTCTATACTCATTAAACCCCATGCTAGAAATACCAACTGGATTAATATTATCTTTTTGTACAAGATTAAAATTGTCACTGCCACGGGCAACGCCTAATCTTTTAAACACATCTAAGTTTGCTTGTTTTTCATTTGGGTTAGCCGTTGCTGAAGCCGGATTACTTGAGTCATCTTTTGAACTAGCGGCGTCACTAGTTTTTAAATCTGATGGAAACACTATTAAAATTTGATCTGGTACTTCAACGTCTTTTCTTTTTACAGTTTCTAAATACCTATCATTTACAACTTTTTGTAAACTTTTGGCGCCAGTTTGAATCATTTCTTGAACTGTTGACCCAGCAATGTTAATGTCAGTTTTGATTTGACTGTATGTTGTATTATGCGCTTTTTCATTCCATGGAATTGCTGTACAACTATAGACACTTCCATTACCACTAACTCTCATAGTAAGATTCATAATTTTTATAGGGAAAAATTTTGTAGTTCCAGGAATTTGCACATTTTGTCTAAGCGCATCAATGTGCCCTTTAAACTCTAACCTTAATAACAGAGGACAATCTACATAATTGGCGTACCCTGATTCGGCAGCGGCAATTTGCAGTGATTGAAAAAACAATCCCATGCTATATGGCTCACCAATATCAAAACTTAGTCCAGTGGCATTAGTGTTACCAGTGGATTTATCCATGCCCATCATGCCGCTAATTTTTACATTTTCAATGAAATAATCAAATTTTCCTTGGGGGTTATCAACCGATCGATATGTTGTGGATATACGATCATTAGGTTCACCGCTACCACTTTTTAAAATTAGCGGACCCAACTTTCCTTTACGGTAACTATCGTCTGGGAAGTTTAAATCTTGTGGGCTTAATACACTAAGTGTCCAAATATAATTGTATGTTGCAAAATTATGTAGTATGTTTGGAAACGGGGGAGTTCCAGGAACATTGACAACAGTCTTGGCCGCTTGGATTAATTTTTCTGGATTAAAATCAGCAATTTTAGGAACTATATCAATAAGAGATTTTAATTGACCAGGTATTGCATTAGTCAGTGAGCTAGCCAAATTACCGGCACCGGCTAACGCGGCGTTTTTTAAACTGTCTAATGATGCTCCTGCTGTTTGTAATCCAGATATTACACCAGAGCCGTTAACTGCATTTTTAACTGCGTTAGTTGCTGTGGTTGCAGCCGATGTAATGTCAAATGCCATACTATTAGTTACCCAGCACTTGTTTCAAACTACTATTTTTAGGAAGGTAAATTTGTGTTCCAGGAACAAAATCCCATATAGGATCTTGAAGCACATCTAAATTACGTTGTATAAACACCCACCATAAATTGGAATCTTCATATAAGTCATATGCCAACAAATCTGGTCGATATGTATATTGCGGTTCAATTGTGTACAAGTAATCATCAGATTCTGAACTTACTGGTCTAATGGTCAGTGTATCTAAATAATTTTTTGTAATGTCTGTTTTATACCACGGGCTGTGGTTGTTGTACTGAGCCATTATATGTATCCTTTACTTACATAAGCACCATTTACAAATTGTTGTAAACTAAACTGTCTCACGCTCTCTCTACTGTAGACTGGCATTATGGTAATAGTTAAGTCACTCTTAACTGGCACATGGCTATCTCTTGCCGCAGACATACCGCCTGCACTACCGCCTGCTAGATTAGACAACTTAGATATTACACCTGCACCTGCACCAATTGTTCCCAACGCAGTGGCGGCACCTCTTGCACCAAATGCCCCAGCAACATTTGCTAACTGATTTGCAGTTTGTGATATCCCGCCAAGGCCGCCACTTACAGCTGATACGTTTGTGCTAATGTATTGTACATCTTTGGGCAATGTCATGCTAAAACTTTTTACAACAACTGGCACATTTCTAAAAACGTGATCACCATAAGCACTAAAATTTAATATAGGTGGCGGGTTGCCTTGGAACGCTGTGTCACCAGTAAACATCTTAGTAACTGATCTTAAAAAGTGAACTACTGCAATCCAATATTTGGCTTGAACTGCGTCTTCAACATTGAACTCTCCAGTAATTTGTATATCACTTACACGGCTATTTTGATATGCTTGGAATTGATAGTTTTGATGTGTTACTGGAAGTTCATTATAAGTCGCTGTGCTTGTAATTGAAATTGTGGGAGTGTATGGAAAAATTAATCCACCCGCATCTGTTAATGGTTGTAGTATTGGGCTTTTATCAAAAAAGCTACCTGATGGCATACTGAGTCTAGCACGCCAATCTGTTGAGGCATCTGTTCCACCAAACGTTGCAGACGCATTAATAATTTTGCCAATTGCCTCACCACCAAGTGGTAAATTTATACTTCGAATACTGCTGAGTAGTTTGGCCGGATTTGATAAATTATTAGTCAAGGCTGAGCTTAAATTAGCCACCGTGTTTAGTGCCCCGGCTGCTTGACCTGCCAACTGTTGGGCAGTTGCTAAACCACTTGCTAAATTAAAATCTGCCATTTCTGTCTCCTATGACTAATATTTAGTTGACTTTTTAATGTGTGTAGTTTATAATATAACATCCGGAGAACGATTAATGATACTGATACCAAGAGCACCAAAGGTTAATTACCTAAACAATAAAGACTTATTAGAAGAAATACACCGTTCTAAAAACACGTATTGCAGTTACGAACAGCCAGAATATCATCAATATGATATTATTTTGCCCGCAGTTGAAAAAATTAATATTAGAACCGTTGCAGAAGCAAAACGAGCACAGGCAAAGAGATTGGGAGATCAAGAGTATGCTCGAAGAAAAGCTCTTGGTGAGAAAGTAAAACAAGCAGACTGTGAAGTTGACTATAAAAAGATACCAAAAATCAGTTTAATTTTTAGGATTATGACTTTTGATCATATTCCTCTGAACAATGTGCGTAAAAAGAACCCTAAAAGTCTTGCAGATCATAGAGATAAAGTAAATTTTCCACCTTTTCAACATTGGAAATTTAATGACGCAGAAGAATTAGTATGCGTGGGTAAAAGTCATTGGCAGGGCAGTTTAGACAAGGGTAAATTTAACAAAGACCACGGGCAAATTACAAATACACTGGCCCGTATGTATATCAAACTATGTGAACGTTATGCTACTCGTGGCAATGTTCGTGGATATACCTATAATGATGAGATGCGGGCACAGGCAATACTGCAACTTACTCAAATTGGTTTGCAATTCAATGAAGCAAAAAGTAATAATCCATTTGCCTACTTTACAGCGGCAGTGACCAACAGTTTTGTTAGAATTATCAACATTGAAAAACGCAATCAAAACATACGAGACGACATGCTGGAAATGAACGGCATGAATCCTAGCTATAGTAGGACCGGTGCTGGAGAACATGCGGCAGGGTTAAAGAGGCATAACGGGGAAATTGAATGAGTTTATTCAAAAAAGTAGCATGTTTCACTGATATTCATTTTGGTCTTAAAAGTAATTCATCAACACACAATCAAGACTGTGAAGATTTTGTAGACTGGTACATTGCAAAGGCAAAGGAGGAAGGATGTGATACAGGAATTTTTATGGGGGACTGGCATCATAATCGCAACAGTCTTAATATCACTACTATGGACTATAGCCTTAGGGCCTTGGAAAAGCTGGGTCAGGCGTTTGACCAATTTTACTTTTTTCCTGGCAATCACGATTTATACTATAAAGATAAGCGTGATATCCACTCAGTTGAGTTTGGAAAGTATATCCCCGGAATCACCGTTGTACATGAACCTACTACTATTGGCGATGTTACTCTCTGTCCGTGGCTTGTGGGTGAGGAATGGAAACACATAGGCAAGAAAGGTGGCAAGTATATATTTGGGCATTTTGAATTGCCTAGCTTTTTTATGAACGCAATGGTACAAATGCCCGATCACGGTGAAATTAATTTAGATACTTTTAAAAATTATGAGCTAGGGTTTAGTGGACACTTTCATAAACGCCAACAAAAAGGCAATATGATTTATATTGGCAATGCATTTCCGCACAACTATGCAGATGCGTGGGACGATGAACGTGGAATGATGGTTTTAGAATGGGGTGGTCAGCCAAAATACCACACTTGGGGTTTACAACCAACCTTTAGAACTGTTAAACTAAGTCAGTTAATCGACGAAGCCGCAACTATTATTAAACCCAAACAACATTTACGGGTTGCTTTGGACATTGACATTAGTTATGAAGAAGCAAGTTTTATTAAAGAGAAGTTCTTGGGTGATTACAGCATTAGAGAATTAACTTTAATTGCAGAAAAGAAAGAAGTTGAAATTAATACTGACATTGACATTCAATCATTTGAAAGTGTGGATCAAATTGTTAGTAATCAACTTGTTAGCATTGAAAGTGATAAGTTTAGCGCAAAGACGCTACTGGAAATTTATAACAGTCTATGAGTATAAAAATTAAAGACCTAACGGTCAAAAACTTTATGAGTGTGGGTAATCAAACCCAAGCTGTGGATTTTGGCAAACAACACTTAACATTGGTCTTGGGTGAGAACTTGGATCAAGGCGGAGATGATAACGGCAGTCGTAACGGCACTGGTAAAACTACCATAGTCAACGCACTGAGTTACGCATTATACGGTGTTGCACTTACTAACATTAAGAAAGATAATCTAATTAACAAAATTAACAGCAAAGGCATGTTGGTCACGCTGAGTTTTGACAAAGACGGAGTTAATTATAGAATTGAGCGTGGTCGTAGACCAAATCTTCTCAAGTTTTATGTTAATAATATAGAACAAGATTCTGAAGAAAGTGATGATGCTCAAGGCGACATGCGTGAAACACAAAAAGATGTGGATGAGCTACTGGGCATGAGTCACGACATGTTCAAACACATTGTTGCTTTGAATACCTATACAGAGCCGTTCTTAAGTATGCGGGCCAATGACCAACGTGCAATTATTGAGCAGTTGTTGGGCATTACTCTGCTCAGCGAAAAGTCTGAAGCATTAAAAGAACTGATCCGAATTACAAAAGATGAAATACAACAAGAAAGCGCCAACATTGAGGCCGCTAAAAAGTCCAACGAAAAGATTCAACAAAGTGTGGACAGTTTAACCACTAGACAAACTGCTTGGTACACACAACAGGCCACAGATTTAGAAAAAATTGGCAAGGCCATTAATGAATTACACAGTGTTGACATTACAAAAGAGCTAGAGCAACACACCAAGCTCAAAGCATATGATGATCATAGTGCAAAAATTAAAAGTTTAAACAAAGAAAAGGCCACTTTAGAAAGTGCAATTATTCAAGCTGAAAGAACTGTAAAGAAATATACCACAGAACTCACAGCATTAGATAATAAAGCATGTCATGCTTGTGAACAACAACTTCATGACCACAAGCATGAAGAAATGACTGCTCTTGCTAATAAAAATTTAAAAGAAGCAACAACTTATTTTAACAAGGTCACAGCAGACCTAGCAAAAATCAACAAAGAGTTGACTGCAATTGGTGACATCAATGGCAGGCCAAAAACATATTACGATACTTTAGAAGAAGCACTAAAACATCAAAACAATTTAACTACTTTAGAAAGTCAGTTGGTAAAACGTGCTGAAGAAATTGATCCTTATCAAGAGCAAATTGACGAGCTACGCAATACTGCAATGCAGGAAATTACTTGGGATCATGTAAACGAGTTGACCAACTTAAAAGAACATCAAGAGTTCTTGCTCAAGTTGCTCACAAGTAAGGACAGCTTTATACGGAAAAAGATCATTGATCAGAATTTAGCTTATCTCAATAACAGATTGACCTACTATCTTGACAAGATGGGACTACCGCATACAGTTGTGTTCCAAAACGACTTAACTGTGGAAATCACGCAACTTGGGCAGGATCTAGACTTTGATAACTTGAGTCGTGGTGAACGTAATAGACTTATACTTGGCTTGTCATGGAGTTTCCGTGACGTATGGGAAAGTTTATATCAAAGTATCAACTTGTTGTTTGTTGATGAACTTATTGACAACGGATTAGACGCAAGTGGAGTTGAAGGTGCGCTGGCTGTACTTAAAAAGATGGCACGTGAACGCAACAAAAACATTTATTTGATCAGTCATAAGGATGAATTGATTGGTCGTGTTAATAATGTTCTTAGAGTTATCAAAGAAAATGGGTTTACATCATATGCAAACGATGTGGAGTATGTAGATTAACATGGAACAAGATGAAGTATTGCACGCCGAGCTCATGCAGGCGTTTAGCAAATATTTTAAAGCCAATCAACGATGGATCAATACAGGTACACGTATTGCTGGTCGGGAAGTTCGCTATTGGCTCAGTGAAATTAGAAGATTATGTAGCTTACGAAGAGAACATGTAAGAGCATGGCGCAAAGAATTAGACGAAATTAAAAAACAAAAGAAAGAAATCCAAAAGGCACAGGCAACAGGCACAGATACAACTAACTAGTTGATGACATGGTATTATCAAGATACAATTATAGAAGAACTACCGGAAGACTGCGTGGGATTCGTATACTTGATAACAAATGTCATCTCTGGTAGAAAATACATAGGCAAAAAATTAGCCAAATTCTCTAAAACATCATACAAAGTAGTAAAACTTAAAAACGGCGCTAAGAAAAAGAAGAAGATTCGCAGTAAAATTGACAGTGACTGGCGTGAATATTACGGCAGTAACTTGGAATTGAATGTGGATGTTCTAAAATTAGGCAAAGAAAATTTCAAAAGAGAAGTATTATACTACTGTAAAAGCAAATCTGAATGTAGTTACATCGAGGCCAGAGAACAATTCAACCACAAAGTATTAGAATCTAAAGACTATTATAACGGACAGATCAGCGTTCGTGTACATGGCTCACACATTTTAAAATCATAGGCTCCACAAGCGGTACAATGCAAGCGTCGGCTAAATTCGGACGCCCTAGACCTGGATCTCGGATCGCAGGGATGGAAACCTCTTGCCGCTAAGAGTACTCAATCACTATCCTTAACAGGACGAAGATGGGATATGCCTTCATAAACCCGTTTGATTGTTTGAAAATATTTAAAAGGCTAAAAGATAGGGCAATGAGATAAAGCAACCCTAGGGTTATTGTACGTGACAATAGATGTATAATAACTACCGTCATAAAGAAGACGTAGCTCGAGGTACCGGATGACCGCCTCTGTAATGCTATATTATTGTAATGGTGAGGCAACTCGCATAATGTTTCTTCTCCCGGCAACGGGAGAAGTATGGATCCACAATCTGCATAATATTTAAACTGCTTCGCAGTTAATAATTAAATACTTTTAGAGAAGAAAGAAATGTGTTTAAGTGAAGCGTAAGCTGAACGCAAACACATGTGAGCGTGAGCTCACATCAAAACAATAAATACCATATGAAAGTTCATGACATTATATCAGAAGCAACACCTGGATTAGGCACTGCGATTAAAGCAGGAGTCAATGCCTTCAAGGCGGCTAGAACAGGTGCACCAGCAGTGGCCCAGGCAGCTACCACAGCAGTAAAGAAGGCAACAGCCACTGGAATCAAATCATTAGATGATATTGTAAAGATGGCTCCTGAAAAATTAGCTAAGATACCCAAAGACACATTAGAGCCATGGGGTAAAGCTGCCGCTGATGCAAAAAATTACAAGGCGATGGATAAAATTGCCAATGTTTTAGGCAAAGACACTAGAAACTTGTATCAAAAGGTTGCGCCCAATCTTATTGGTGGGAAAACTATAGCCCCAGAAGTGTTGGCTGGTCAAGCACTTAAGAATTCATCACTTGCTGGAAAATCAGGTGATGTAGTAAAGTTAGCCACAACACTTGGATTAGCAACAGAAACTTATACATATTGGCGTGACTCTTCTGAATTAGATAACAAATTAGCTGCCGGAATGCCTCAAGAAGAATATAATAAACAATTACAAGAACTACGTGGTAAATTTATAACTGGTGTTATAGCACCTTGGGCGGCTATGACGATATTAAAATATCCAGCAAAATTATTAAAAATTGTTCCAGGCACAATGAAACTGGTAGGGTTTCCAAATGCTGCCGAAATTACTTCAATCCTAGCTAAACGTGGCTCTCAATTGGCACTGCTTGCATGGTTCAATGGTTTAGATGGAAAGGAGTGGCTAAACAACTTGATGGGTGGCACTCTATTTGGCACATTGGGAAATATTCCTAAAATGGCTGGAGAAATAACCACTGCACTTAGTGCAGGCGCCAGGGTTGCTACAGGTATAGGACTGCCAAAAGAATTTGAACCAAGTAGTACTGAACTTGGTGGCGGCTCAAGTGGCTATATAGATCCTTTTAAAGGAACTGATAGAGAAGGCGGAATATAGATTTTATAATAAAGGCAGTCCACTTTTCTTTGTTAAATCTATATTGTCTTTAATTACTTCATTCATTACAAGTCTATCGTCCCTACTGTAAGTATGGAACAGATCATGACTACTAACTCCCCCACGCATGTACCAGCTGATACGAAAGATTTCATCTTTCAAGTCTCTAATATGAAGGTCAAAACTTTTTAAGTAAGCCTCTAGCTCAGAGTCCGGGGTATAAATCAGCCTCTGACGAAAAAATTTGATTGATCCAAAGTAACTTCAACTTTAGATTCATGTCCGCAATTACTACATTTTATATCTTGCTTAGGCATGTCCCACTGTGTTTTGTTGGCTTCAAGTTTTTCTTTAATACGTTTAAAGAATTCTCTGTCGCTATTTTTTAACCACTCATCAATCATTGCAGGATCATCGACAGTGTCGTTACCAATTTGAACATTTTCAATACTGGTTAAAAATAATTCTATTTGCATTTCAGAAATGCGTTTGTAAATGTCGTCTTGTACTTGTTTCATTTGTTCGTCATCGCCAGCTGATTCAGCTGTGCTTAGTTGATACAACATCTTTTGAAGTTTGTAGTTTTCCATGTTAAACTTTGTGATTTCACTATATTTCAAAGGTCTAATATTAATTGTAAGATCGTCTATTTTAATTTTGCCATCAAATGAAATGCTATTAAAATATTCAATAACTTTGCCAAGATTAACAATGAATTCGTTTTCAGTACTGCATTGCGGGCATGTGTGTGTCAGTTCCATTTCATCGCCATAAGTGGCCACACGAATGGCAACCAACAGTGCATCAACATCAATGCTGGGCATGTCTTTGGCGTCTTTGATGTATGGACAGCAACTTTCAACAACCCTTACAGTTGCTTCACCGTTAAATAAAGCATCTGGAGTCTTAAAAACAATCTCATCCATGCCAGTCATGCCAAAAATAGGTGCGTTGTTGTGGTCACCTTGTAATGCGCCTTCAGGATAGAACAATCCCTTGCTAGGTAGCGATATAAAGACTTTTGGCTGTCTAAAATATCTCTGTAAAGGGTTATTTGGGTTCATTTTGTACTCCGATAAATATAACTACAAGTATTTATATACGCAGTTTTCTGGGATAAAATAATGGCAGAAATTGACTACGAAAGATTAACGAAAGCATTCAAGGATGGGCAAATTGGAAGCATTGGCGCAGGTAACTCTGCTGGAGTTGTTGGCAAGGGAATTGACGTCAGCGTTAACGCAATAAAACTTCCTTTTGAAAAACTTGGTGAAGTTGTTGGCAATAATACCAAAATTTTTGAAACATTAAGCAATACTGGAAACAGTTTTAGCAACAATATTGATTTAATGAAACTGTCAGCGGCCAACAGCCGAATGACTTTAGAAGAATTATCTAGTGTAGTGCAGAAAAGTGGTAAGGACTTTTCTGGACTTGGTGGCAGTGTTGCCAAAGGTGGGCAAGCCTTTACAGAATTTAGTAAAACATTCTTTGAAAGCGGACTTACAGAAAATCTGCGTCAAATGGGTTATACCAGTAAAGATCTTAATGAAGTACTGGCCACACAAATTGGATTTCAAAAATCCACAACAGACACTAGTGTAGCCGGACAAATTAAAACAGCGGCCGCGGCGGCAGATCTTGCCAATGAAATGGATCTCATTGCCAAACAAACAGGCAAAACACGCAAAGAACAAGAAGCTTCCTTAGAAAAAGCCAAAGCTGACGGACAAATTGAAGCTAAGTTCCGTCTTATTGGTTTAACACAAAGCGCAGAAGCAGAAAAAGAAGCCCGTGCAGGATTTGCAAAACAATTAGCTCAAGCACAGGCAATGGGCACGGATCAAATATTTAAAGAAATGTTTACTACTGGAACTGTGCGTAGTCAAGAAGCCGCAATGCAAATGGGCTTGCTTGGACAAGCAGCCAGAGAAACTGCAAACAGCGCAAAAGAACTAAGCAAAGGTAATGTTGCCGCTAGTCAGACTGCAATGGACTCTGCTAAAGAAGGTAACTTAGCAAATCAAAGTAACAAGGCATTGATGCAGATAACAGCGGCAGGTGTTGGTCCAGCTGCCGATGTTATGAAGAAGAATATTGAAACCAACGATGCGTTATATCAAGGAGCCGCAAAAACTGTCAAGGCCATGGGCATTGCCATGGACGATGTGACAAAGATATTAGGAGCTCAAAAGAAAGCAATTCAAGACGAACAACAAGCACGTAATGGTGCAACAAGTGCAATGATTGCTGTGCAAAATAGATTAGGTGATATGAATGCCGCGGCAAATCGTGCGATACGAACACCATTAATGACCGGTGAAGCAAATAAACAACTTCAAAACGCGGCAAACGAAATGTCACAAGGTGTTAAACCTGGAGCATCTGCCACAAAAATTGCTGAAGGGTATGCCAATGCACTTGTAAAATCAGCGGCAGCGGGCGGTGAAAGTAACTCTCCAACTAGCACTAGATCAAGATATGAAGAAAATTTAAAGAAAACACCAGGAGTGTTGACTGCTATTGACACTATTGATAAAGGTGTTGGCGCTACTGTGACAGGCGCACGAAATGTTGCTAATAAAGTTGCAAATTTTACAGCAGATGTTATGAAAGTTATAAAGTTAGAAGCGCCAACTAGAGATGAAGGTACATTAGGAAAGACTGGACAAGTTTTTGAACCACAAGATTTTATTGGTAAAGTTGCCAAAGGTGAAATGGTACTTACACCTGAGCAAGCTAAGAAATTTATGGAAGGTGCAAAGACAGAAGGTATTGCGGATGCTATGAAAAATCTTGGTGGCATGATGCCACCAACATCTGCTAGCAGTGGAGGAGGGTTTAGTCTAAGCAGTTTATCTAAAGAAATATCAACTTCAGTTAGTAGTGTAACAAGTGGTTCCAGTATAACTCAACGTACACAAA